ACGGTTCCCGGCCATATTCAATCCCCAGTTCTTTAAGTATTTCCTGCTCTTCCAGTCGCGCTTCCCAGTCATCCCAAACCAGTCTGCGCTCCCGGTCCTCAATCGTTCCCTGTGCGCTCAGCACCCGCGTTCGCGCTGGCTCTTTCGGCTGTTTCTTTTTCTTTTGGAAGAACCTCTCAGCCGTGGTCCATCTGTTCTGGCAAAGTTTACACTCACGGCGGCGCATGACGCAATCTGATGGCCCTGACGTGTCCACCACCCTCGACCTACCCTTACACTCAGGGCAGAGCATAAATCGCCTCACAAGCCATCTGAGTGCTCCGCAGCAACATCCTGGCTAAGCACCCGCACTACCGACTCAAGCGCCAGTCCTTTTCTGACCATGTCGGTTGTAAATCGCAGCACTCGCCAGCCATGCTCCAGTGCCAGGTTATACTTCTCGCAGTCCTTTCGGAAGCCGGCACCACTCGTGTGCCTGCCACCGCGCCAGGTGCCCCCTTCCACTTCCGCGACCAGGTTTGCCTGCGGAATCACAAAGTCGAACCTGAACTTCCGGTTGGGGATCAGCATCAGCTCACGCTGATATTTGACGCCAGCCGCATCGAGCTGCGCCGCGAACTCTTCTTCAAGCTCGCTCATGCCACCACCTCAAAAATCGCGCCGCACATATATATATATAATATATCTGGCGCGTCAGTGCGCCAGATATATATTATATATATAGGGCGACTGACGCACTGACGCAAACGCTCTAAGTTATTGATTTTAAATAGTTTTTGACGACACATTTCACACTGGCGCAAAAACGGACTGACGCACTGACGCAAATCGTCGCAAGGCATTGATTTTAAAGGCGCACCAGTCAGAAAAACGACTGACGCACACTGACGCACAAGTGCGACTGACGCACGACTGACGCACGTTATTTTGGGGCATTTTGGGGTATTTGGTGAGGTGTTCATCGGGCCGTTAAATGGTCAGAAATAGTCCTGATCCACCAATTGAATTCTGTCGAGGTGAGGGTTGACCTCATCAAATTTGCCCGCAGACACGTCAGTTGAACATTGCCTGCCACATATCCCAGCGCACTATTGATTCGGTCAATCGAAGCGTTGAAATCTTTGTGCCCCTGGCCGTCTCGGTGGTGCGTCATAATGGCTCCCGAGAGTGCGCACCTACCCACTTGCTTCCGCCACAGTTCTTCGAGGTGTCCAGCCTTGAGGTCGAATTCGATGGCTCGCCTGCGGGCGTGGCGCTTGGCCTCCGTGCGCAGTCTGCCCAGGTATTTATTCTGGTTTTTGTTACTGGCCTGCTGCCGCCTGGCGACTTTGCAATCCTTACACATTGCCGAGCCGGCGTAGAAAGCTGACTCGTTTTTCCGCTCACCGCAAACCGAGCATGCTGCGTCATTTGTCGTCGGCATAAAATTTTGCTCCCAACTCAACAAACCGGCGTGGCCGCCGACTTTTTGGGCAGACTCGCTCTACGACCCTTAATTCCTTGTTTTCAATCCACGTCTTCAATAGGTGCTTGATCTTCGCCCGCACCCCGGCGTCGCTCGCGTCCAGCTCCAGCACCTCGGCCACTACGTGGCCAGCCCACATGGTGCTTCTGACGTTTTCTCTGTACTCACCCTCTTTCAATCCTGCCTGCACTCTGCCCAGATCGCTCGCAGTCACGTCCGCAAATGCGTCTGGCCACTGCCACTGCTCGACCACGCCGACGTTGTCTCCGTTGGGCAGCTCAACTGAGATCATTTTGCGCCAACTGTTGTCTCCAGCAGGCGGGGCCAGGTTGTCTTTGCTGTCCGCTTCTCGCGAATAGCGCCAAAATTCTCGCTCATCGACGTCCGCGTAGCGGGCCTCATCATGGGTCATTCTGGTAAGTCGCCTGACGTGCCTGGCTGCATCAGTGAGCGCGCTCGCCCCTCTTGCATCGCCGTAGCTGACGCCCTGGCCTACCTGGGCTTTCCTTACGTGGTGTACGAGCTCGATGGCGCAGTTGCCCTCCTCGGCAATCCGGCCCCAGGCTTTTACGACCAGGTCCATGGCTCCGTTGTCGTTCTCATTGAGCCGGTGCGAGGACACAAACGGATCAACAATAACCACATCAATTTTGTGGGCTTTTATGAAGCCAAGAATGATGTCTGCGGCCGGTAAGATGACCGGCTGGCCATTGATCGTCTCGGCCATGACAACCTTGCCGTCCCGGCTAGAGTTCACGAACAGGTGGCCCCTGTATTCTTCCTGTCTTATAGAGTAGTGCTGACAGATCGCCGCGAAGCGCCTTCTTAGCTCATCAAGTGGATCCTCGAGGTTCCATACCCAGACACGGCGTTTTTCTGTCTCGGTGCCCAGCAGTGGTTTTCCTGTTGCCATTGCCGTGGCTTCTGCGAGGGTCACTGCGGTCTTGCCGGTACCCCCGGACGCCACGGTCACTGACAAAAAATTCCTTATATAATGGCGACCATATAGCCACTGCCTGGGCGGGATCGCTGCAACCTTGCCGATCTCGAGCGGCGTCGGTGCCAGTGCTACGCGCTGCGCCTCCTGCTTGACGAGCATTTGGCCTTTGTTACGTTTGTCCGCATTGGCGACACTTTGCAAAGTTCTTCTGAGCTCGCCCGTTGGCAGCGGTGGCCGGTTAAGGCTGTTCCACTCCTCGAGCTCGACCAGGACCTCATGCGGGGTCAGGCCCTCGCTTATAAGCCGGCCAGCTTCGCGGGCGGCGGCGTCATTGCGACCGCCCTCGGCTATGCCCACCTCGTCGATTGAAAATGCGTAATCTTTTTGTGGGTGGTTGAACTTATCCACCCTCTCGATGTCGTCGTTAGTGAGCTCTGGCAGCAGTCGCCAATCGCCGTCTATGCCGTCGTCTATCTTCTGGGTATAGATTGCGCCGGTCTCATGCACGGACCCTGGCGCAATGACAATTCCGCCCCGCCCCCTGATATCGATTTTAGCCTCGGCGTCTGTTGAGTTGCTGATAGCCAGGCCATTGTTAGCCTGGTAATAGAAGTGTCTGCCTCTGGCGGTCTTAACCGTTCTGGGGGTGTACGGCAGGTGCTCCTTGATCCACTGCTCGGCTTCCGCCGAGTCCGCGTCCACTACGTTGATCTGTCTGCCCGTTACGATGGCCCAGTTGCAGCCTTTAAATTTTGCAGAGGATGTCCAGTAGGCGTATTCATCTTCGGTTGGCTCACGCTCTTGAAAGACCGCCCATTTGACCAAGGGGAGTTTTTTAACTGGGTGCGCAGGCACCACAGTAAATCCCTCCTCAACGAGAGCCAGGGCCTCGTCTAGGGCAGCCACCGCTGCCATCACTCAGGCGGCCAGAGGTCTGGCCTTAGCTTTTTCCGGTCGATGTCGGTGACACCCTCAATCTCAATTGCGCGCTCAGCCGGTATGCCTCGCGCACTCTTCTGCCATTTATAGATGGCCGTGCGGCTGATGTTCAATTGATTGGCAAGTTGTGAGACGCTAATTTCCTGCCAGGCGCTATCTGGTGTCATAGGGGTGTCCTTTTTTGCAACGTGAGTGTGCCTTATAACTGCATATGTTGTCCACCTCTAGTTTCCACTATTCCGCAAGATTTCTCAAATCATCCGCACAATGTAGCTAAAAGGTTTACATCGTTTAATATAATTGATAAATTGTTCGCTCATGGTAAAGAAGAGCGAGCAACCCTATGGAAAATGAAGTTAGCCTCGGCAGTCTCGCCGAGCAGTGGAAAGCCCAGGCGGAACTAGAGCTGAAAAGCCGTCAGGAGCGTGAGCGCATAGAGGATCTGATGTCGCCGCGTCTCAACAACGAAGTGACCCTCACCCCGGCCGGCCACAAAATCACGATCACACGGAGGACCAACCGGTCCCTGGACCATAAACAGCTACTGCGCATCGTTGACGACATCCCCCAGCACATCCATCGAGTTCGGCTCGGCTGTTTGGCTGACGAGGAGTTCCTGAATTTTTTGCGGGACAACGAGCCCGATGTAGTTGAGCGACTCGAGGGCGCTATCAAGGTCACCCCTGCCCGTCCGTTAATTTCGATTGGGGGCCACGCCAGTGTTTAATCTCAAACAAATCAAAAAAACAACCGGGCTCAAGGCCCCCTTTATTGTCTGTTACGGCACCAGCGGGGTTGGCAAGACCACGTTTGCAGCGGGTGCGCCTAGTCCAGTTTTCATCCAGACAGAGCAGGGTGAGGGGAATCTCGAGCTGGACAGCTTTATTGATGCGGACGGCAAGACACTGGCCACAAGCATCGACGCCGTTGTGGGGATCATTGATATGTTGATTCGAGAGAAACACGGCTACCAATCGCTGGTCGTTGATTCGCTCGATCATCTCGAGCCGCTGATCCACGACAAAGTTTGCGCGGAGAACAACAAGACCTCAATCGAGAAATTCGATTATGGAAAGG